TTCAACAGATTTAATACCTTGCCCAGTAAACTCAAGGAATCCTACTTTACTACCAACATCAGGAAGTATAATTGCTGTGTCAGCACCAAGGTTCATCTGAAAATTATCGTCTGGTGTAAGGCCGATGATATAAGGGGTTGGAGTACAGATTGTATGCAAAGCGTTCGCATGGTCGGCGCTCAACTGATAATGCTTCTCAAGTACATGTACCATGTCTAATACTGGCGGCTTATCAATTTCAAAATCTAAACCCGTAGGCGTCACAACGCAGAATGGGATATACTGAATAGGTTTACCATTCTTAATAGGCTGGATGGTTGAAACAATCACAAAATCTTTGGACTTATCTTTAGGCATCCAAATATTGACTATATAGTTGCCATCCGAATCAAATGTTAATTCTCGATAACCTTCTACACTCTTAGAGGAGAATTTATCTTTTGGGTCTGGAACTGAAACTTCGTTCTCAAGCACAATAAATTCGTTTCCTGGTGTCTGATCCCAGTTTAGAATGTCGTCAGCATCAAACAATGTTAAGTATGGCATACCCCCATCTTCGGGACGGTCTACAAGCAGTCCAGCACGACCAGTTTTCATTAACTCGATAGACAATGTGATAGCTAGTTCTACCAAAGACATACCAGTACCTGTTGCGTCTTTACGTAGATACTCAAGTTTTTCTGGGAGCAAGATTGCGGGAGGTTTACGATATACTGCACCTACAAGTGCATAGCATGTGCGGGATATAGCACTGTAGAAAACTGCACGTTTTTTAAATGCTTCATATTTTGTAGTAGACTGACCAGATAATTTAGGAAGGTATTTCGTACCAGCTTTTTTAACAGCGATCTCCCCATCAAAAAAATCTTCTACCATCTCCCAGATAGGTAGATATTCTTTTACATCTTCGTGAAGTGTGTTAATTGGCATCGCGTAAGTCTCCTAAGATAACTTACGCTTCTAGCACCAATTTAGATAGTTGTCAAGTGGTTATATCTAGCTACCAGCGAAAAACCTAACAGCAGTACCATCATTACTAATGTCGAAGTCTTCAATAAAGTAGTGTGATAAGTCACCAGATTTCTTAATGAGTTTATCAGCTTGTTTCCATACCTCAAGCCAAGTAGCGTTTGGTTTTAGAGGAACAGAACAACCTTCGACCCAAATGTGTTGCATTCGCTTGACTGTTGCAGGGACGGCAACGGCATGAAAATCTAGGTTATAGTCGGAGTTAGACCAGCTAGAGTTTTTGATACCAGCAGATATACCTACGCTATCAAGCCAGTCAAAGTACTCGCCTAAGAGTTCGTCATCAGACTCGTTGGTTACTTCGGTATGAAATTTTAGTATCATTTTTGATCTCCTTTAGTGTTGAGTCGTTATTATACATTGAGGCTTAGAATTTGACAAGTGGTTATAGGCCGGTTACTTGGACTACAACAAGTCCTTTACTAAATCCGTCAGACGCTACAGAATACCTGATTGCATCTGCCAAGTGATCTTCCCCATCGCTCATACAATCATCGGGTTTCTTGGGGTCTGTTGGTAAATCTGGGACAGTTCTAACACTATGCAAACAGTCCTCAACAAATAATAAAGGTATAGTCTCCACCTCAACTTCTGATGAATGAGCGTTCTTAAATAGCTCCATCATCCTCGCCCAACCTAAAGCTCGACTCCCAGGACGCTTGTCACTCTTAGTGAACCTAACACCCGCTGCTGACATTTCTGCACCAACACTTGATTCAGACAGCATAGTGTAGATAGCATTATCAGCCGGTCCAGGTTTAACTTTTTTAGCCCCCCAAGTTTTCTCTTCACGCTCTAGTATACCTTTGGCTATTTCAGTTGCCGAATATCGCAGCCCTTTAGCTGTATTCTTAGGGTCGCATATGTACCATTCTTTTAGCAAGACCTTCGTCCCACGAGGATATAGTTTTTCTGTACCATCAGTGAGCGTTAACTTTAATTTTTCTTTTGCTATCCCTAACCATATAACGGCGGCTGGTGCCGAAAATCCATGGTCGAACGACCGATAAATATCAAAACTTTCTGTCTGCTTCCCAGGAGATTTGATAATGTTGTAGTACCTAGAGAAAGCATGACCCATTAAAGTAGCGGACTGCGCTGACCAATCCCCGTCCCGCATCTGCCTGATCTTAACAGGGTCTCCAATCGCCAAGAGTGTTTTTTCATAGTCTTTATCTAGGTGAGGGTTATCCTTCATACCAAAAGGTAGGTAGATACTTCTATCCTCCCCGAAATCAGGGTCAGAGATGAACTCAGTCATTGGGGGTGCTGGGTCGATGAACCACTTCTTCAGAAATGCCCCAGAAACTGATCCCGGATTGGATGTTAACAGCATAAAAGGGAATTTATCTGCCAACATAACCCGCTTTGATGGGTCTGGATCATCCACTAGCACCATCTTAGGAATTGTTAAACTACCTAAACGTCTACGACCAATCATCCACCGCAAAAGGGGTTCTGGCATGATCGAGGCTTCGTCCACCGCACACGCCGCCAGCTCGACCCCCTGAATGTCATCAGCATCATTAAGTGTTGCCATGTGACGTAACTTAATAGCACTACCGTTGTGAGTGAACTTAATCGTCATGTCATTGTAATTAATCTTGACTTGCCCTTGTTGTATCATCTCTGACAGCAATGCCGGAAACGATAAACCTCCCTCAAAGAACGTTGATCTCAATTGAGGGGAAGAACTACGAAATATATAAAAGGTTAGTCCAGGAACGGCTAAACAGAACTGAATAGCTAAGGCTCTGATTAATAGGCTTTTTCCACCTCCAGCACTGCCCCCCGCTAGGATAGTTCTAGCTGTATTAGTGAATACCAATGATTGCTTTGCCGTTAGAGTAACATCCATTACAAAGCCTTTCCCGTTTCTATATCATACTTTATGTACTGGTTGCTCAAATCTACAATAGCACCTGATTTTAAGTATTCCCTAAAATACCAGCTACTTAGATTAGTCAGCCGTTTGAACGATGCCTCACTACTAAAATACAAATCGTTATAGCGATATTTAGCATAAGTTCTATTAGCCTCTTTGCCTAACAATAAAAGTTCTAAAGTAGATTTAGATATTACTAGATCGTCACAAGCGTCTTTTTTAGAGTTGTAGGACTTTCCAAATAACGTAACTTGTTTAGGGGATGAGTCCTTCGTAGTTACCCCACCAGAAGCCTTATACATTGCTCCAGTTAACGAACAACCAAATTCTTTAGCTATTTCCTGCAACGAACTATAACTTTTACCATCCACAACATACTGGGAGACACCTTTAGGTTTATAAGGACTTCCGAACATTAAATAATTGTAGTAGTTTTGCTTACTCCAGCCCAACGACTTATAGAGTTCAGCTTTATTTTTATATACTATACCGTATACTGTAACTTGGCTGTCTATATTAGGAGTTGATACACCTACAACAATCATTTTTTGGATAGCGTAGTGGTCAACACCATAAAACTGTTTGGCTTCTAAAATTGATGAGAACTTATTACCATCAATAACACAAGGTTTTGTAACTTTAGGTGTAGTTTTGTTAAAGTCATCAAGTCCTGATCTGATTCGCGAACGCTCACGATTGGCTTCAACCATTTCAGCAGTCCTAACTTTCCCACTGTTGGCTACTGATATTTTGTTTCTTGTTTTAGAGTCGGGTGTGTATGAGGGCTGCCCCTCACCACCTATAGTTTCATTCCAACCATGTTTAAACGTATCTAACTCAGCTATGTATTTAACTTCAAGAGCGCAAGCTTTAGAAAGCCCTAAACAAGAATCCAATTCCGTTATTTGTATGTTATCAGCAGTATACTTTTTAAGCGCCTTTAAAACTGTACGAACCCTATGAATTTTTCCCAACTCTAAAGATTTAAAATCCTCAGCCATATGTTGAAAATGTTTCTTTAATCTCTCATTTAAACTAAGTTTAGTTATACCTACGTAACCGTTGGATTTCGATAACGGTGATGTTATGTGGTATACCAAGTACTCTTTAGATTCTAAATCTATGAATTCTCTGGTCGTGCTAGACATAATACTCCCTTGTCTGTGATTGCTTCTCAGTCAGGCGTATTTCTTTCAATTACTCATCCCCACTCTGCTCATTCAACAAATCACAAAGCAAACTTCGACAATACAAAGACCCTTTCAAAGCAGTCATAGATATTTCAGCATTGTTGCCTTCTAACTCACACAAGTAATCATGAATTTCGTCAAAGAATAGTTCAAGTTTCTGGATTTGTTGTGGTAGTGGGTGCATTATTTCTTACCTTTCTTGGATGTTTGGCGTTTGTAGGATTCCATGAGATTCTGACTGATATTTTGAATGCTGTAGGCTTCTAGTTCGGAACTAGGATAGTCCTCACCTAGAAAACGCCATACTTTCTGAAGGATGTGCTGTGCTTCATGCACTAATAGTGGGTAGATTTCTTCTTTAGGATGTTTTGTTTTACGAATATTTACTACACAGATATTAGTACCTTTAGATTCAAAGGTGTATACACACGCACCAAACTCTTCTTTAATAAACTCAGGCCACTCAGACTTTGGAAGTTCTAACTTTTTCAAGAGTTTATTAAAGCCTTTTTCCGTTGTACACAAGCAGTAGTGGTATGGTGAACGAACTAGAGTCCTATCTAACCATTCAAACCCGTCTTTAGTAGCCATAAGATTTCCTGATACGTTGAAGATTCCTAAGTATTCAGGAAAATTTATGGGTTGTCAAGTGGTTTCAGCCTTTTCTAAGTGTTCTTTAGCTTTCCATGAGTTAATCATAGACTCTGAGATTTTAGCTTTAGTTTCAGTAGATGGTTTTTGCCTTAGTTTGTTAGATTCTGAGATTTTGTCTCTTACTTCTTGAGGTAGATTTTTCCTATACTCGGCTATTTTTGCTTTAGTTTCTTCTGACATTATTCTGTTTTTGCCAGCAACTACTAACTTTGTTCTTGTTTCATCGGATATTGGTGGTCTATTTCTATTTGCTTCAGACATCTTAGACCGTGTTTCAGCAGATCGGTTTCTAGCAGCAAAAGACTTTTTAGCTCTTGTCTCTGCTGAGGGGTTTTTGTGTGCCTCAGACATTTTAGCTTTAGAATCTTCTGAGTGCGTTGTTACACCTGAAGATTCCCTAATAAGATTATACCCAAATTTCCTATCGTGTGCTTTATAAAAATCCTGCCAATATAACTCCCTCTCTGCAAGTCTAATAGCATCAATAGTCCCATGTTCTTCTATTACCCCAAAATGGAAGTTATCAAACCCATGTTTCTGAACAGATGCATATAAATAATTATTACAACGTTTACTGTAAACAACAAACTTTAATAACCGTTTATGTTCCGTAAATCTTCGCTCTATATTCACGGATTTACCTATATACCTCTTGCCGTTCACCAAATTCTCTATACAATAAATACCGATAGTCATAATATACCTCTATAAACATAAAGGCTAGTAAGGTTCAGACATCCATTACTGGAAGCGGGAAGACGCGGAGTACGCGCTCTGAACCTTACTAGCCTCACTCTTATCTCTTCCCGGAGATTTAAGTAAAGATAGCATAACTAGTAGTTGTTGTCAAGCATTATCTAATGGGACAAGCTCCAGTAGCACAAGCATCCTGCTCAATCTCATCAAACCCCGCAACACCCTCAACATCTACTGGTAGCAATGTTTTAGCATAAGATTCCCAAGTCTCTTTTGTGGTAACTTCTTGAGGAAGGTACAAATATCCTAAATCTTTTGCTGTTTTTGTTGGGTCGGCGCGATATAGGAAAGATACGCCAATATATGACTCCCAGTTATCAAGCATCCAATCAATAATCGCTGGAACTTCATCTACTGAATAACTGATTGTGTTGCTTACATTTTGGTGACACCAAGAATTTTGTACCATCTTGTAGCGTTCAAGTTGTTCGATAGCACTTTCCAAATTAACTTCTACACCATCCACAATATCAAACTCTACAGAATCCCACTTAACCGGGAACGTAATAACCACTGCGGTTGCGTCTGATGGGTGATTGATAATGTTATAGTTAGCTTTACGCAACTTCTCTACCAAAGGATCATATTTACCAAAGGTAACATTATTAAAAATATATTTCCCCAAAGGTTTGTGTATGCCTTCTGTAGTATCCATAATCTTACTTAAACTTCCACTTGGTTTCACGCAAGTTACGTTCTTGGGGCGTTGTAGACCCAGCTCATCAGCCATGCTATATGCCGCAAACGTAGTAACACGTTCCATCTCTGAGTAATCATAGTCAGATAAATCTGGACGTGTTGCAATACCAGTCAGTCCTACGCCACACAACCTTAGAAACTCATTATTAAGATGCCAAGACTCTTGCAAGATACCGTCGCGGAAGTCTACACAAGTCTGACGATAATTGGTACGTGCTGCAATCTTCAATGCCTCATGCAGTCCAGACGTATCACCGTGAAACTTGTTTAGGTCTACTTCCATTAGGTTACAAAAACCTTTATTCGGTAAAAGTATTTCTACGCCAAACTGTTACTTCGGTTTACCAAACCTACTGACCCTTTCGGGCGGGGAGACTCTTCGGAACTCCCTCACTGACTTCTTGTGTTATATCAGTGTTCAGACTATCGCATCCCTTTTCAGGGTCTTCTCACTTAGTCGTTCACGGTGCTTTCGCTTCCGCCCTGTCGCCTACTTCTAGGCTTCCAAGTCAATCAGAGAAGATTTTAAATCCGCACTACTCTTTACGGATTACAACCTTTAAACCAGGGCGCTCGTTTTGTAGCTGTTTCGGCATTTACAAGTCCCGGCTCACTACCTCCAGCTTCTTGCATTAACGTGAAAATGTCTTCTAGTTGTGGTTTGGTTGGCTTCTGCCAAAATAACAAAGAATTATTGGACTGTGTACGGTGTGCGTTGTCGTGTTCCCACCAGTTTTTCTTTGCTAGAGCAAACTCACGCCATTCTGGACCGCCGTAGTCAAATACAGCAATCTCAGCACTTCTACGGGATGACAGGATTGTTCCAAGGTGGTTTACAATATCGAGAATGTCAATACGTGTTAGTAGTGAACCGGCACGTTTATTCATGATCTTTGCAATCTTTTCATAGGCTGAGGAAATCTGGGTATCGCCCGAACTAATCCATCCATAACCAGCCAATCTCGTACCCGCTGGGCGAATCTCCGAGTAATCTAATACCAGTTTATCAGCAGGATACTTACCGGCGATAAGTTTACCAACAGACTTAGCCCAAGCTTCTGCTGAGTCACCTACACGGATTGTCCAAGTTTTAGTTTCAGCATCCCAAGTTTCAGTATTATCAGGTGAACCTTTATCAGCACGGGATGACCTAACAGTCTCAATGTTTTTGATAGGTTTAAAGAAGCCATTAAGCGTACCCACAATTGGCTTAAACCCCACGCCGCAGCCCTGCAAAAGCAACCAGAGTGCATCTACAACATCATAAACTGTTTCAATATGTGTAAAACTACAGTTGAATTGGGAGGCTTCGCGGCGTTTAGCAACATCAGTACCACCCAACCATAACGTGCGACCAGATGTAGATACCTTACGTTCCAGCATCAATTGTCGAAGGTCTTGTAGTTCTTTTTTGTTCTTTTCTGTCAGTTTGGTACCTTTTGCGCGTTCCCAAAGCCACTTCTGATGATCTACTACTCGATCAACTGTCTGTGACCACGTTTCAAACTCAGTTCCTTCTGCATTTAGTGGGCGGTTATAGGTTCTACGTGTGATTACTTGTGCTCGTGTACTTGGTACATAACTCATTTCTTATCCTTATAAATAACTTCAATAGACACACCATGAATATGCTTGACACCCCGAACAAACGTACCCAGTTTAGGTACGAACGTACCCGTTTCTGGTACGTTACGCCAGTTAG